TAGTCGCTCGATAGTCGCTCGGAATAGTCGTTTGATAGTCGTTCGACACCCGACGATAGTCGCTCGGAATAGTTGCTCGACCTTGCGGGATAGTCGCTGGCATAGTCGTTTGATAGTCGCTGGCATAGTCGTTTGATAGTCGCTTGATAGTTGTTTACTGTTTGAATACCTCTGAAACGCTCTAAAACGCTCTCTATTGCGTTTTAATACCTTTAGTAATGGTTTTATATAGCCAAAGGAAGAAAACATCTTAAAAACGATTCTAGAGCGTCTGAGAGGCATAGTCGCTTGATAGTCGCTTGATAGTCGTTAGTCCTCGTCAGCGATTCCCTCCAATAGTCGTTGCTGAATCTCAGCCGGGTCTTTTGTATCACCGAGCGGATTGTTTGGTGTAAGGACATATTCTTGCGTATCCCGTAAACCAAAATAATTCTTTGCTCGGAAAATGTAAGTGGTGGGATTTATCTTGTTCTCTTGAACCAATTTTGCGTCAAAACTAGCCAAAAATTCCTTCGCTTTTTTAATGAGGTCGCGTCTTGCGGGGGTTGACCCCTCCCCTCCTGTCTCCCACCTCCAAATAGTCCCTCTATCATATCCCAAAGCCAAACTCATTTCCTCAACAGTCGGAATTTCCCCATTCTCTAATGTTTCAACAAAATACTTATACAGCCTTTCTCTTATTTCCTCATCTGTCACAGCTTTTTTCATGTTATACCACTTCAGAATCGTAAAACCAATCCTTCTCACATCATCAGCTTTCGGACTTTCTATAATCTGAGGAAAGTTATGAGTACCACCTCGTCCACGCTTCTTCTTTACAACCTCTCCACCTTTTTCGGTAAGTTCATTATTCTTCGGAGTAGTCATCTTCAATATTCACCTCTTTACCATTCTTTTCGCAATAGTCGCAATCCTCTTCGTACACCGTTCCATCAATTGGACATCAACGAAGTTGCGTATAGTTGTCAACCTTATCCATCATATCAACTTCCTATCCTTTGCTATCTTTTTTGTCACCTTCGACACGAGAGACCAAATGGCGTCTTGATTTATAACAAGCTCCTTGCTCACTTCGTAGATATTATCGGCAAGGGTATCACCTCGGCCGAACACCTCAATGATTATATCTTTATCTCGCTCCGGGAGGTTATGTAACACCCTGTTGACAGACCGCCAATTTAATTTATCGATTTCGCTCTTAAACTTCAATCTCACAACATCTCCGGATCGAACAGTTCGAGCATAAAATCTTAGCATGTGATTTACATAATCCGCATAAAAAGGTTTAGCCATTATTCATCCTCCTTTTTCGATAAAACCCATTCATCAAACTTTCGAGCATGCTCTTCATCATACCAATAATGAAAGTGGTATCCGTGGCATGTCCCACGGCGTTTAATCGCTAATGTTATTTCCGGTTGAGTGGAATTATACGCTTTGGCAGCCTCCGTCAAGGAATTAAACACAACATTATCTTCGGAACATCTTACTTTTCTACCTCTAACAGTTCGTTCTTTTATCACACATTCTACAGATTCACTACCGTCCGGTGTAATGAAAATAAAATTATTATCACCATAGGCTAATGCCTCACGAATAGCTTCAATGGTTTTTAAATCACTCATTACTATTTTCACAGGTATCCTCCTTTAATCGTTTTGTTGCAGATTCCAGAAAAAATGGCTTATTTCTTTTTTTTTTTTTTTACTATATACTATATATATATACTATATATATACTATATACTCTTTTTAAAATTACTAAAAAAATAAGGAAATATATATAGAAAATGCAACAAAAGCCGTGAAACGCTTGTAAATGCTGGCTTTTTCGTGTTGCAGAAACTTGCCACTTTGTTGCAGAAACTTTTTTATCTGCAACAATTATTTGCATAAACTCTTGTCAACAAAAGTAGGAAAATGCAACATTCGTTTAATCACCTCCAAGTTGCACGAAATTTTTCTTTCTGCAACCGTTTAAAATCTGCAACATTTCTGCGAAAAATGAGTCTTTCTGCAACACTTCTACAACAAAATACTTAGTCCAATTTAACAACAAATTTCCATTTGTGCTTACCTCCTGTCTCTGTATTTCGGACTCGTATTCTTTCATAGCCGTACTTGTCCTCAATCTCTTTATGGAAGGTACGAATTGATGTTCCGAACTTGATGTCGCTGCGGGTGCACCAGTCCTTGAAATCGGAGAAGAGTTTATCGGTCGTATCACTCAAAAGCTGCTTGGTAGTAATACCTTCTTCCTCAATCCATGTGAGAACGGTGGAGTTGTCCACTTTATAGTTCTCAAGAGCTTCGGTGACTACCTTTGGTTGAGTGAAGTCGTTGTTGCGTAGAAGCCGTCTGAGTCCTCTCAGTCCGAGATTAAGGAGATAAGAGAGAGCTTCATCCGTTGTTATTTTATCTTCAATGAATGGGTCAAAGTCCTCATCCGATGGACTGAACTTGGCTGTGAATGGTATTAGTATGAGCCGTGAGTACATACCATAGGTCTTGTCGGCGATGCGTGGGATTTCGTTGCAGGAGAAAATCATCTTAGCGTAATTCTTAAGAGTGAAGGGGTCTTGACCCTTGCGTTCAACGGTCACGCTCTCACCTGTAAAGAGTTTCTTGATTGTTCCTGTGTCGATAATGTCTCGGCGGTTGATATCATCCCCGATGTTCACGAGCTTGTTTTCGAGTTCTGCCGTTTTGAAGCGGTCGGATAATTTCTCCAATTCAATGGTTGAGCAGTTTTCCTCACCGATGAATTTCTTAAGCAGATTGAGGATAGTCGATTTACCATTACTGCCGCTCCCATAGAAGAGGAATCCTTTGCGGAAACGACAATTTTTAATCAGTAAATATCCAACCATCTCTTCAAATAGGTCAATGACTTGCCGGTCGTGCTTGAATACTTTGTTTAGTGTTTTATCGAGGTCGGCACAATATGCATTCGGGTCATAAATAACCGGCACACGGCAAAAGTCAATAACCGATGGGTCGAAGGGGAGAGTCTTGCCGGAGCGTAGGTCAAGTCGGGTGTTTTTGAGATTTATGATGTACTCTTGCTTTGGAATGTCCTCTGACCTCATGTGAGTTAGAATTTTTATGTAGTCTAGAACCTCCGCTCTTTGCGCCCTGCGAATGGTCGGGTAGAGTTCCACCATCTTTTTGTCGATAAAACGCTCTGCCTTTTGATAATAACCGTCTTTATATATGTAGAGCGTTTCATTTACGGTGATGATGTTCATGTTCTTCACAAGCGTTTCGGCAAAGAGATTATGTTTGAACTTCCCATTTTCATCGAAGTAGACAGAACAGGAAGTGGCTGCGATTTCCTCCTGTGGCTTGAATGCTTCATCTCGGAGAATAGTATTAAGCTCAGATTCCGGCAACGGCTCTGCAAACACATAGTTGTTGATTATAGTGATTGTCTCTGATATTTGTTCTTTCGTATAACCTTTACTTTGCATGACAAGGATGTATTCGAAGAGGTCTTGATTTCGACCATCACCGCTTTTCATCCCCTTAAAGTTATACTTACTGAATGAGAGGGGGCGGAGCCAATACGGAACTTCTTCAATCTCATCTGCCGGGAATGTCTGAATCCATTCACGCCACTCTCCGTCTTTCTTGACTACAGTGTAAGAGAGCTTTCCGTACGAACGGCAATCCGCATAGATGCCGATAGCAAGGCGGGTCTTTTTGAAGTTCTTCCACGGTTCCTTGCTCTTGAACCAAAAATGATAACCTCTTGTTGTTTTCATGACAAGGCACTTTATTTTCAAGTCCTTGACAATGTTCAGCATGATTTCAGCATCCGAAGTCGTGTCGAAATCCAAAACGATATAAGGAGGGGGGATGAGTACACCTAAGTTGTCGAACTCTTCCACTTCTTTTAATGCGTGACCGCCGTCAGCCAACTTCTCGGCGGGGGTCTTGTCTGGATTCAGAATGATGTATTGCAATTTTTCACCCCCTTTAGAGCTATAAATTGATTATTATACTTCTGTTTTTTGAAAATCCTTAATGATAGTTTCGCATTAGTCATCCTTTTAACCTTTCTGACACTCCGGGCAATAATGCTTCCATTCACCATCTGCTAACTTCTTCTTCCAGCCTTCTTCGTTCATAAATTCCATTACATCCGCCCAATTGTAGCACTCTTGCCCCGTTCCGCAGTTGTCACAGATAGCCATATATTTGTTTTTGTAAATTTTTTCAATCATCTCTATCCCCCTAGCTCAGCTTTCGCCCGCACATAGGGCAGAAGTTGATTTTATGATTATCGCAAAATCCGGGATAATCTTCTCTCCCTCGCTTTCTTTCACGATAGTTTCCTCAATCTCCGCGATAGCTTTCAGTATCGGGTACACTTGTTGCGGCACGACTGCATTGCCTAAACATTTAAGTCTATCTACCCTGTTTTTAACGCCCGTTGCTACCCGTGGGATATCATCCTCCCAGCTACCGTCAATCCAGCACGACGGGCACGGTGGTGGTGGATAGCATGACAACTGGCGCATAAGGTCTGAATATTCTCTGGTGAGTCGTTTAAACGATTCCCGTCTATGTGATGCGAGTGTAGTTGTTTCGTATCCCCACACACTTCGCAACAATTCCCACGGAATGGTGCCACACGCTTCAATAATGCCGATTTTGAGGGCGCATCTTTGACAAATGATTTTGCCATGCAAGATTGATTGCAATACTTCCTGCGTTTGAACGCTCCCATATCCTCCAGTCGCCCATTGTAAATCTTTCTCTTTAATCTCTTTCTGCAATACTGACAATATTTTTCTGGGTCCGGCTTTCTCTGTGTTGGCATTTATTCCACCTCCGTCCATTTCGGCGGGAAGCCCATTAATGTGCTCACCCAATCGGGGTTCAGTTGACCGCCGACAACTTCCCCTAAGTTGCCCTTGTTCCTGTCTGTTGTGCTGTCCTTGTACATAAACTCTCGTGGTGTCGGCCACATCAATGACTTTTTCACTTCCTCTGTAGGGTAATCAGCCCATTCGCACTGCCCTACAGTCGTAAACCCTGCCCACTCGGCTGCCAAATCTATACCGCCTATCCCAGAAAATAAACTAAAATGTGTTAGCACTTCTCCTCTCCCGCTTTCTTGACCTGCATTCTAGATTCCTCCAATCTTCATCTTCTTCAACCTCTGGTTCCAATGTCTCCATCTTCTTCAATTCCTTGTGTCCGCAGTATATGCACTCCTGCGCTGTATCACATGCTGTATATTGATTACCCCCGCAAGCGGGGCATTTAAAACGGTTCATGGTTAACCTCCTTTGAGTAGTTAAAATATTGTTTGCTGCATTAAATACGGTTCAATCCTCTTTTCTGCCATCTTGCAATATTCCTGACTCAATTCAAAGCCTATATAATTAAATCCCAAATCTTTACATGCTAAAGCGTGTGTGCCACTTCCCTCAAATGGGTCAAGGCATATACCGCCAGGTGGAGTAACTAAAGTGATAAGGTATTTAATTAGCGATAATGGTTTTACTGTAGGGTG